GGTCTGCGGGCTAGGCCTCCAATTGTTATCTGTGCTCGGCGCTGAGGAATACCAGAGCGCCCCGGCGAATAGCAGCGCGGTCCCCTGTGCCGTGCAACCAACTGTCGCGCCAAAAGGAGCACTGCCGGTTAATGCGCCGAATGTTCCGGTCGGACCAGTCGCGACCAACGGCGCTTGATTCGCCGCACAGGCAATCACATCGTCGCCAAACTGAAAAAACCGCCAGCGACCCGAAGGCACTCCGACCGCGCCCCCTACATCCGCCTGTGTCGGAACGCCGCCTATATAGCGATAGAGATGGCTCGCCGTCCCTACAATCAGCGAGCTTACCCCACTGGAATAATAAGCAACGATTCCGCCCGTCGGAAGTTGCGGCAGTGGCGCGCCGAAAGCAACCGGCGACGCCATCGCGCGAAATCCCTTGATCGTCGGCATCGCACCCTGAGCATCAAGCAAAATCCCCGGCGCCGTAGGGTCGCCATCAGGAGCAAAGTTACCAAACGGAATTTCCCGGCCATCCCCCTGAAAATATGGGCTGCTTCTCGGCATCGCTAAAAATAGGTCACGTCCACCGTTACCGCCGTCACTCCGGTAGAAAGCACGCACGCCCATGCCGCATTAACCGCCGGGGCGGGCAAAGTGCTGACCTCCTGACAGAACGACTTAGCAGCCGTGATTTCCTGCATGTTTGTCGGCGCGCTCCCCGGTATCGTGCCGGTATACGCGAAGCAATCGACTGGAACCGCAGCTCCGGTGCGCGGCGTGATACACCAACTCTGTTTGGAGCCTTCGGGCAAGATATTAACCGGCACCGTCGCCGAAGTTACCGAGGTCGTTTTAATCAACGGCACCGAATTTACTTGCGCGAGCGCGGCCCCGGCGAACATCGCCAGCACTGACCAAAGACAAATGATTCGACGCATTGGATGATCACCATTCACTGGGCACGATGCCCTGAATTTTGGTCTGCTCGGCCCCTTGAGTCACAAGCTGCCGGTATTCTTCTTCCGCCATTTGAAAACAATCCTGTGCCGCCACCTCGTCATGAATTAGCAGCTTATAGAGCCGCCCTTCCGCATGATACCTGATGCACGCTTCAGCTTGTGTGGTCCAGATATTCGAGTCGGTTGCCTTTACCGGAATCGGCGGAGCGCCGCGATATGAAAGCGTGATTGGAAACTGCGCCACCGGATACGGCCAAAAATAAAGCTGCTGCTGATACCACGCGAACCAAGCCGGATAAGTCGCGGGAGAAAACGGGCGGATCACGTCATAATCGCGCAACTCATCGTAAGGAATCTCGACCATGCCGATCCGCAAATTCCCGGCCCACGTCACTTCTACCCGCCGCAACATGATCAAGTCGATCGGCAATATGTACTGGTTGATTTGATAGACCGTCGTGAAGCCAGTCGTCATCCCCAGTTGAAACGGTCCGGTGTTGGCCCAGAGAATACCCGTCGGTGGTCCGCCGTTTTCGATCACGGTGCCTGCGGTTCCTACGGGTGGCGGCGGAAACCCCGTCGTCGGCGCGACAAACAACGTCGTCGGCCACGTCGGCGCAACCAATCCCGACGTGCCTTGATTCATCGCGACAAAAGAATAGATCGTGCCGCCGACACTCGCCTGGATCGTCGCTCCTTGCGTGTAGATGGTCGAAGGTGCCCAGACTGGCACATTGGTATTGTCGAAATCGTTAAAGAAAAACGGGCGACGCGAGAAAAACCGCATCGCATCCTGAAGATACTGCTGCGCCTGAACCAAAAAGTCGGGCTTGTTCAAATCATCGAGAACCCGACTCCATTGGTCGCCGAACGTCCGGTTATCGACCTGTTGGCTGGTCCATTCCGATGGCATCACACTCTCCCAGATAGACCACTGGCGGCCCTTCCCGTCGCTGCCGCGCCTTGGTTAGCGAGTGGGAGAAGACCGCCAGTGAAGGAACCCCGTTACTTTTTGCCGCCCTTGTGCGTTGCGAGTCCGGCCATCCCGAGCGGATCGGGTTCACCCGGTGCCGGCCCTCCCATTATCCCCTCGCCCGAGCGCGAATTGGGAGTGTCGTGCATGCTCGCGCCGTCCTGCGAAAGCTGCATCTTGGAGCACTGGTCGTAGGAGGTATAGATTTCCGAATCCGGCGCGTCCGGCGTATCGGCCATTGAATCGGACTCGTTATAGGGATTCTGATACATCACGCCGCTGCCCTTTTTCTTCATCAGTCTTCTCCTTTGTTGCCCTTCACGATCACTCGCACGGGCATTTCGTTGTCGCCCCACGCGGCGCATTCGATGTCATGGTCGGCGCCTTCGATCCCAAGTTCGCTGTAGGCGCCGTAAATCGGCTGGCTACGTTCAGGATCATCGACCTGCACCGACTGAGGCTGCGGAATTCGCCGCATGGTTTTCATCGTGGAAGGATTCGGTTTCATCGCATCGGCTCCATCAGTCGTTCGCGGTCTCGAATTCAAACCAGATCGTGAGCGCCGACGCCCCGGTCGTATTCGTGCTCGCATGCGACGGCACCAAGTTGATATTGATGCCTCCCGGATACGCCACGGCCGCGCCCACTTTGCCAAGTGCCGCCGCGGACATCACAGCCACCACGCCTCCAGCCTGTGCGACGGTATTCCCGGTGAAGATGACCGTTGGCGTCGCCAGTGTGTCGGTCAAGCTGAACGTCAGTCCAAGACCGGCATCGAGCGCTGGAAAGTGGATATAGCCGCTGACGATATGCGATGACGGCCCCGGCATCTGGAACAGTTCCAGAACGTCGGTCGTCGCGAAAGATGTATTCGCCGGAATGACGATCGATCCATAAACCGGACTGATTGTGCCCGGCGGAATCGACTTGTTCTGCTGCCCGGCAAGGAAAAGATTGGAAAGTACGGTTCCCGCTGCCATTGTAAAACTCTCCTACGCGGCGATCGGCACGCTCGCGTTAGTTCGCGTTGGTGTTAGCCGCCCCCAACGTGTCCGTATCGACGCCATAAGTGTCTACACCAATTGTCGCGTAATCGACTAAGGTGCCGCCGCCCGGCGCTGACAACTGGAACTGGGCCTTTTTCAAAGCCCAAATCGAACTGACACCTATACCGATCTGACGACCGAAATCGCGGAGTTCCTCAAGCCAGCGGAATTTCTGACTCTCACCCGCGCCACGTCCGAAAGCCATCGTCGCTGCCTGCGCGCCCATGAAAATGGCCCGCTTGGTATTAGCGACGGCAGTTCCCGCGTTGGCGACTGCATTGGGTACGCGCGGATTTTCGTGGATCAGCACGCCATGATATATCCCGAGCGAGTTCCACCAGATCGGATTGTCCCCAACATCGCCGCCGGTCATGGCCGCCTTTTCGATATCGAGCCACTGCCCGGTCGAAGTGTTTTGCCGCATATCGGTCGCCTGCGAGATGTGCATGACGTTGATATACAGGTCCTTGCCGTTGACCTTCACCGGCCGAATGCCGGTAGTCAGCGCCTTCGCGTTCCTGACTGCGGTATCGAGGTAGGTGATCTGAAAAGTGTACGTGCTGGTCAGATTCGCAGCATCGGTGATCGAAGCCGGTAGAATCTGCTTCGTAATGGTCGTGGTCGCCATCAAGCCGGTGTAACGCACGTCGGTCTGCGGCGTGTACGACCCCAACTGATTCGCGCCGCCATGATCCACACGAGCCGCGTACCAGTCCGCAAGACAGTTTCGCCCGACTTTGCGCCGGTTGAATAGCACCCGCTGATTTGAGATGGGACCGACTAGCAACGTCGCGTGCGCGAGTTCGTGAATCACCACTTGGTCGTACTGTGTAACGACCGCCTCTTCATTTCCGGTCAGGGTGTTGAGGTCGAGAACGCCCGCACCGTCCATCAGATTCGAGAGGCCGTAAGTGATCTGGTCGCCGCTATGCTTTTCGAGTTCGTCGAGAAGCATCACGCCCGACGTGTCTTCCTTGCTGGCGAGGCGCAGAAAAAACGTCGCCTGCATGAACTGCGCCATCATCAGCTTGCTCCACCGTTTTACGGTGAGGCTGTCATTAGTTTGGTAAACCCATTCGGCAATCGGAGTCTCCTCCCTCTCTGGGCGGAGACGAACCTAAGCCAACCTATCGATTAGAATTTAGAGTGGGGAACAGCCCGCTCCGCCGAAAACATGATGTTGAATTGTCTTCGCGGAACGTTGCCGCTACGGAAAGCCCGGTTACGCCGAGCAGGCGTATATAGATTAAAACGCCGTATATGCGCAAATGTCAAGAGGGGAATGGGCCGGAACGAATCGAACGTTCATTCGTGGATTCAAAGTCCAATGTCCTGCCAGTTGGACGACAGCCCAAACGGCGCCAGCGAGGGGCCGCCCAGGAGGATGGAAAGCCAAGGGATGATGCAAGGCTTTCCGACGGCCCCTCGCCAGCAATCAGTTCAAGCTTTGGCCTGCCACGGACTTTATGAAAGTTTCGATATTCACTTGCCGCGTCTTGAGA